TTTAAGTGGATTTCACGTAGGAACTGGAAACAAATACACATATTTTGTAGAATTAGCTTAGAACATTACTTTCTTAAGAAAAATTATTTTACTTTTGTAAAAAACAAAATATTATGGAATTACATAAAAGATCTACTGGTATAGTAATTGACTTTGAAACTGGTGGGCTTCTTTTTGACAAAAACCCTATAACTGAAATTGGTGTACTTGCTATAGATTTCTTTGATTTTAAAAAGTTAGGTGAGTACTCGTCTTTAGTAAAACCTTATGATGATACTTTGATCTACGATAAAGGTGCAGCAGAAGCAACTGGCATTACAAGAGAAAAATGTGAGAAAGAAGGAAAAGAATGTAAGATAGTTTGGAAAGAGTTTTTAGATTTTGTTTCAATTTCTCAAGTTTCAAAGGGTGCTAAATGGAAGCCTATAATAATTGGACACAATATAGGTTTCGATATCGGGTTTTTGTTAATTCAAGCAGAACTTCACAAAACAGATTTATCAAAATATTTTGATGGATTTAAAACTCCAAAAGGAGAATTTGTTCCATTTACGTTTGATACTCAAAGACTATCTTACGTTTCGCTTGGAAATGATAAAGATTTATTAAACAATAAACTTGGAACAGTAGCTGCAGCATTTGGAGTTGAATTGTTTGACGCACACAGGGCTTTAGCAGACGTTCACGCAACAGCAGACGTATTCATAGAACATGGATTAAGAACAAGAAATTCTGGAAAATCTACTGCCGGAGTAGCTGACAACAGAAAGATACGTAAAAATTTTCCTCTTTAATATTGTATATTTGTATTAATATACAATATTGATAAGTGAATAAAAGAAGAAATAAGAAATTAATTAAATCTATCACGTCTTCCAATATAATTGGCACGCCAAAAATTATGGATTTAAATTCTTCTATGAATGATTTAGATAGTCAAATTAAATTATTAAGTCTTCAAAAAGAAATTAATCTAAAAAAAGCACTTCAATCAGACGACATAAATAAAATCTATTCTGCAAGAAATTATATAAATTCAATACAGAAAAGAGAAGATGGTGCTGGTAAATCTTTACTTATAGATCCATTAGATTTAAGATCTGGTAATGGATATAAAGACAAATACTATACTATTTCTTACGACACGCTTCGTAAGATGAGTAAGACACACATAGTAAATGCCATTATAAAGACAAGAAAGAACCAAGTGGCATCTTTCGCACAACCGCAGAAAGATAAATACTCAACTGGTTTTGTTATTCAGAAGATTCAAAAATCTAGAACTGGAACAAAAGAAACAAAACTTTCAGTTCAAGAAGAAAAACAGATAGATTATATAACACAATTCATATTGGATTGCGGTACGCGTCAAAATGTTTGGCATGCTTCAACTTTTGAAAATTTTTTAAGATTACTTACTGAAGATTCTTTAACGTTAGATCAGGGTTGTTTTGAAGTAGTAAGAAATAAAATAGGTCAACCTGTTGAGTTTTTTGCAGTGGATGGAGCTACGATGAGGATGGCTGATTATTCTCATTTAAGTAATCAACAATTGGATGATCTAACTATTCAAGGTTATTTACCGCAATACGCACAAGTTCTCCACTCTAGAGTAGAAGCGCAATTTTATCCATGGGAGCTTTGTATGGGTATAAGAAATCAATCTACTGATATTTTGACAAATGGTTATGGGAATTCAGAGCTTGAGGATTTAATAAAGACAATAACTGCAATCTTAAATGCAGATCAATATAATTCAAATTTCTTTAAAGTAGGATCAAATCCGAGAGGTTTGTTGAGGTATTCGGGAAACATAAACATGAATACGCTTGATGATTTTAGAGGTCAATGGCAAGCTCAAATGTCTGGTGTTGAAAATATGCATAAAACGCCAATTGTAAATGCAGATAAAATAGATTGGATTTCTACCCATGAAACTAACAGAGACATGGAGTATAGCAAATACCAAGAATTTTTGATAAAAATATGCTCTGCAGTTTACACGATAGACCCATCTGAGTTTGGTTTTCATTTAAATGGAAACACCGATGGTGGCGGAGGTGGTCTTGGGAATGCAAGTGGTGAATATAAGCTTCAGTATTCAAAAGAGAAAGGTTTAACGCCTCTACTTAAACAAAAACAATTTTGGATAAATAAATATATAGTATCTCAATTACATCCAGAATACGAGTTAGTGTTTGTTGGATTAGATTCTAATACAGAACAAGTAGAACTAGATAACGATATAAAAGCAGTTAATAGTTTTGCTAAATTAAATGAAATAAGAGCAAAGAGAAATCTAGATCCACTAGAATTTGGAGACATGCCAATGAACCCTTCTTATATTTCACTATTTCAACAAGCTCAAATGATGAAAATGGGAGATCAACAAAATACAGAAGCAGTTGAAGAAGATGTTCAAAAAAGCTTACAGTCGAATCCTTTTGTAAATAATTTTAATGACTATATACAAAAATTGTAATGAGTGAAATGACAACTGAAGAAAAGAAAGAATTTGGATTCATGAAAAAACAAATATTTGACGTGAACACAAAAGTTGACAAAATATTGGTAGCTCTTGTTGGCGATGATATAGCAAAAGAGGGAGGCATGGTTAGGAAGATACAACTTTTAGAAGATGAAGTGGAAAAAGTTACAAGAGGCTACGTAGAACTTCAAAGCAATTATAATAAGCTTGAAAGAAAGATAGATATTTACAAAGTCATAATTATAGCTTTAGCTGTTGGTTTTGGATTGGGTGCTGGCGCAAAATACATGGGTATCTTGAAAGATTTCTTATAATGATAGCAAAAGACGGATCTGTAATTAACACAGGTCACTCAGCAAAACTTAATACTGATGGAATATGGGAATACGATCTTTCAAAAGGATTGAAGACACAACAATTAGTAAAAAAGAATTTAGCTGAAACATACAAAGAGGTTCCAGAATTAAAGTTGATTCCAATTATAGAAAATCAAATAAAAGCAAGTTACTCACATTTGTTAAAATCAAGTATAGACAAAATATTAAACAGATTAGAAAATGAATCTTCAAAGTGAAAATATAAACCCTAATTTACTAAATGGGATGGCAGAAACTTATGGCGTAGATCTTCTTGAAAAAGGTGGTGAGGGTTCTAAGGGTGGCAAAGTAATTGGGCATACAAAGAGCGGGAGACCTATATATTCACACAAAAGCAATTACCCACATAAAGAATCTTTAGGTTATGTGTGAGACAGTAAAACTCCGATATATCATGAAAATGAAAACCCTTTCCATCCTAAAAATAATAAAAACAATCATGTGACATATAATGTCATGCATGAGTTTAAAGATAATAAAAAAACACACATATCTCAAGTGGTTAAAAAGTTAAAAGAAGGGGGTTTTTCTAAAGAAGAAGCTTTAAATGGTATGAATAATATATACAATCCACATAACAAAACTAGAGAGGGTATAGAAAATGATATAGACAAACATTGGGATAGTTGAATATGATTCTAAACGATGAACAAATTGAAGACATACTTTCTATCGTAAAAAATAGTCAAAGTATTTTCATTGCGTCTCATTTAGGGGCAAACTTTTTAACTGAAGAAGAAAAAATACTACTTGAAAGAAAAGGTTTTGACATAGAAAAACTATATAGTGAAAGTGAAGATCCAATAAGGACACAATTTTATCTTGGTTTAGTGGCTGAATCGATAAGAATCCAAGAGAAAGATTTAGATAAAGTTTTAACATTTGACAGTTTTAAAGAATTTGTTAGTCAAAAAAAATATATTCCGCTTACAGAGCTTGAGAGATTAACTATAGAAGAATCGAAAATACGATTTCTAGGAAGCATAAAAAATCTTAATGGTAAAATATACAACGATATAAATTCAAGAGTTAAGAGCGAAAGTCTGACGCAACAAATGGACATTTTAAGAGGATCTGTATCTCAAAGAATGAATGAAAAGAAAACATTTGGACAAATAGCTTCAGATCTTGGACACTTAACTGGTGATTGGAATAGAGACTTTGACAGGATAGTTCAATACGAAGGTCAGTCTGCTTATGAGTTGGGTAAAGCTGCATGGATAGAAAGACTTGAAGAGAATCCAAAAGTTTACAAGATACCGCAAGAGAAAGCTTGTAAACATTGTGTTAGACTATATTTATCAAAAGGAGTTGGGAGTGAGCCAAAAGTTTTCTTTCTAAAAGAACTTAGAGAGAATGGAACAAATATTGGAAAGAAAGTGGAGGACTGGAAACCTGTATTAGGGCCAGTTCACCCATATTGTAGATGCTCATTAAAGCATTTGAGATTAGGAGATGAGTGGGAAGATGAACAAAAAATGTTTAAATTGCCTGAAAATTACCAACCTAAAGTTATAAGAAAGAAAATTAGAGCAGTAATTGATGGAAAAGAATATTGGGTTTAATTTTTCTTAAGAAAAGAATTATTACATTTGACAAATAAACAATAAAAATATTTTAAATGAATCTTCAAAGTGAAAACATAAACCCTAATTTGTTTAAGGGCATGGCTGAAACTTATGGTGTCGATACGCTGCAAAAAAGTAAAGTGTCAAATGTTGTTGAAATTAAAAAACTAAAAGAATCAAACAACACAATTCAAAAATCACCATTTAGTGAAAAATTTGATGAATTGGATGATATTTTTAAATCTTTGTCAGGTGAAAATGAAGATAAAGATTATTTAGAAAAAGCAGGTAAAAGAGCTTCCATAGGTGAAGTAAGAACTTACGGTAGTAAAAAATACGTAAAACATGCTGATGGTTGGGTTTATATAGCAAAAGATGGTTCTGCTATAGTTTACGCTGGTAAAATAGCTGCAACTCATGCATTTGTTGGTGATGATTCTCATAAAGCACATGCTTCAAAATATTTAGACAAAGAAAAAACAGAAGATGTAAAACCAGAAGTAAAAAAGGAATCTGTTTCAACAAAAGAAACATCAACACCTGTTGTTGAAAAAGTTAAAGAAAGAATAATTTTCCCTACATCAACAAAGGATCTAAAAACAATAAAAACATTAGGGGGTTCTTCTGATGTAAAATTGAAGAAAGATGATGATGGAAATTATTGGGCTATTAAGCCAGAAAGAGCAAGTAAAGAAGATTCCGCTCAACATCTAAGATATGAAAAATTAACAGATTCAATATATACAGCTTTTGGTTTTAATGCACCTATATCTAAAATAATAAAAACTGCTGACGGTAAAGTAGAAAAAGTTTCAAAATATATACAAGGAGCAAAAGAGTTAGGTTCTATATCTGAATCTTCTAAAAAAGAAGTTTACAATGAAATCAAGAAAGGTTTTGTTTTAGACTGTTTACTAGGAAACTGGGATGTAATTGGTGCATCGAAAGACAACATTATAGTAGATAAAGACGGTTTAATTCACAGAGTAGATAATGGTGGGTCTTTAATTTATAGAGCAAGGGGTGGTAAAAAACCAGAATCAGATTTTGGTAAAGAAGTAAAGGAATTAAAAACATTTATTGATGGTACAAACCCAATAACTAAAGAAATATTTGGTGATATAAGCAACAAAGAAATAGTAGATCAAATAGATGAAATAGTAAAAAATAAAGAAAAAATAATCACAGCAATAAGAGACTCTGATATTGCTAGTCCAAGTGAAACATATACACTAGAAACAAAATTACAATCTAGAATAGAATATTTATCTAAAAAAAGATCTGATTATATTAAGTTAGAAAAAACGGAAGAAGAAAAACCAGAAGCAAAAAAAGAAGAAGAGTTTGATTCTTCAAAATATTCTTCTAGAACAACACAGCTTTACGCAGAAAAATTTAGCAAATTAGAAATAGAAGGTAATGTTGGTTTTAAAGATGCTATTTTAAAACAAATTTTAAAGATTGAAAAAGATAAAAAAAGCAATTATGAAAGTTTTGCCACTAAAAGAGGTATAAGCGTAGAAGAATATAAAGGATTATTGCAAAAACATGTAGAAAAATTAATGAGCGAAAGTGAATATTTTAGAGCTACAGATATAGAAATCTTAGACAAAATATTAACTGATCACGGCAGATATAAATCTCAATTTGAAGTAGGTTCAAGCCACGGATCTTATTATCCTGAAGGTAGATCTCGTGCTGAAAATAAATTTTTTGGTTTTAAGGACGATATTAAACATGATGTAGAAAAAAGACCAATATACGGTTATTGTAGTAGCAATAATAATGGAGTAAACAATTCAAAAGGTGAAATTCCACCAGCCTCAAATGCTTCAATGTATGGTCAAGTTACAGTGAAAATTAAAAAAGATATAGCATTAAAAAAAGCAACAGTAACTTTTGAAGATAGTCTTGGAAGTCTTGACTCTATGGCTTCAACACCTGCAGTTATGCCACATTTTACTTCTTTAAATATTAGTACTAGCAATGACCCGTTAGATACAAAAAATACTTGTGAAAGATCTTCATATACAGAAATTCAATATCACAATCAATTATCTTTTGATGATATTGAGTCTGTCCACATGAGTGCTGGTTTTGAAGGTTCTCGTAGTGGCGATATATTGTTTAAAAATATAAATAAGATGATAGAAATAGGTAGAAAAACAAATGCACCTATAGTAATTTTTGGTAAAAAATGAAAAAGTTGAATAATGGAATAAAAGCGATAGGTTTAGAACACATCGCTCAATCTCAAATCATATTGTCTACAGATAAAATGATTACAGAAGATAAATGTGTAGTTGTTTTTGTTGGTAATGATAATATAGAAATAGCACCAAAATTAGCTGACATTCAAAGTGTCTATAAGTTTAATGCATTTGATAAAGTAGAAGATTCTTATGCAGCTATAGAT